TTGTTAAGGTTTTCACTCGACGGAGTGGGATCGTGGTGGCTGAATAATCCCTTGCAAATGGGGATAAGGCAATACCGAAGGATCTTAGCGGATCGTCTTAGCGGATGCAGGTAGGTACACGCCCAGTTTAGACAGGAAGTTTGTCAGTGGTACGTTGCAGGATCCTAACCCTGCCCACAATTTTATTTTGCTGGTTTAGCTCAGATGGTAGAGCAACTGATTTGTAATCAGTGGGCCGGGAGTTCAAGTCTCTCAACCAGCACCATAACAGGGGGGAGTCATTTATGTGGACTCTATTTGTAATAAGCATGGTAATGGGACAAGAAGAACCCAAGTTTACACGATATGGGGAATACAAAACCGAATGGTTGTGTAGGAATGCTTTAAATGATTTGGAAAAAGAATTTATATCTAATGAAGATGCAGTTTGTCTACTCATTGGAAAAGAAGAACCAAGATTAGACTCTTTGTATTAAGTGGTGAATTGTTAAAGAGTGAGAAAGGGGACTTGTGTCCCCTTTTTTATTTCTTGCGAATTGCGTCAGCACCAAAGAAGGCGGCAACCAATGCAGAAATTGCAACAAAGTATGTCGGTGCGATATCACCAACGATATTTGCAGCTTGGTCTAATCCCAGATATGATGTTAGGACAATTGCGAATGGATACAACAACATTCCAAACAATGCGAACCATGTCATACCACGCATTGCGTCACGTTGAGCGTCTTGGTCTTCAAGCGCTTTGCGTTTGAACTCTAAGTGCATATCCCATTCTTCTTTTGAAATGTGACCGTCACCGTTCACATCCATTCCTTCGACTGCACTTGCGTCGACAGTTTTAGTGTCTTCAGACATATAAGTCTCCTTGATAATTAAAAATCACATGCCGAAGAAATCACCGAAATTATTTATAAATAGTAATATTGGGTATTGACACATTATTAGAAATGTGTTATAATTATAAATGTAATCGATGAAACAAAGCGAATACGAACTGGACTGGGGGGCAGTACCCCACAGCTCCACCATAAACACACTACTCTTCGGTCCTTTTATCGGAGAGAGGTCTGTCCTATATAGTCCGCTAGTGTGTTTTTGATGGGGCTGAAATAGGATCGACAGGCGGGCTAGTTGAGTGGAGATTACCGTGGTGACCTACGTTATTCGGTCAAACAAACTAACTGCAAACGATAACTTTGCACCATCTGAGTTCGCTCTAGCAGCGTAACCACAGGGGGTTGGTCACTTACCTAGCAACAGAAAAGTGACATTTTACTTTTGGCATAAATATTTTGAAACCCATACTAAACAGCAAATCTTTAAGGACAAACATCATGGCTTTCAAAGTTGGAACAGTAACTGTTATTGACAACTCCAAAGAACTCGAAAATATCGAGGCAACGGATGCGGTAACAGTTGAGACAATTGAAGACGCTATTAGAGAAGCAGACAACAAAATTATCATATACGATTCTAGCGGAACTGTACTGAAAACTGTTTTTGGACCTCCTGTAGCAACATAAAGGAAAAGTCCAAATGGCAGTAAGATCCCCTCTATACTGGACTGGCGATGGTTTTAGACCAATGAACAGCACTCAGACTGGTGCGATTTCTGATCGTGCCATATATCTGTATGCGCAAAATCCTTCAGTTGTCTTGTCACGTGTTGCGTCAAATGGTAACTTGGCGGCGATGGAAGACACTAGATTTCAAGCGGGTACTAGTCTTAGTAGAGTTGATAGATTTGGTACTGCCGCTGAAACACCAGATATTACACTCGTCACAACTACTTGGGATTTTATCGATGAGTCAACGGCAACAGGCACATCAAATCCTACTGACACCAACAATATTGCATTTCCAGTTTACTTGGACACAGATGGTAATATTGTAGCGATGACTCAACAAGACTTTATCGATACGTTTATATCGCCCGCAATTGTAAATATGACAAGAAGTGCATCTTCGAATGATAACAAAGGCGGTACATACGAAATTCACAGCAATTTAGAGTTCAATCCTGTTCCAGCTGAAATTCCCGCACACTTATCACTGGTCAGTGCATTTCCAGTTTATACCAATACCATTGCAGACATTACAAAGTTTACTGCAGCGGGTATTCCAGAAGCGTTAGACCAACCAAAAGATGTTGAACTATATTATCTTTACAAGTATGTGGGCGCATCATCTGCACCTGCGATGGTAGAAAGACCTCTTTATTTGACATCTGCGACTAATCCGCATTTACAACAATATAGTGATACTGAAATAGATGCCATTTTGGGTGCGGCAATAAGACATACATCTTTGCAGACTGGTAATAGAATAACATATTCAATATCTACAACCTCGACAGCACAAAATAGACGTGGTACAATGGTCGACACTAGACTAACTGGAGACTCTGCAAGTGGTAAAGCGGAAAGGTTTGCGGGTGTAGATGCATATTTGACTCAAGAATTTCCAAACGGTCTTGAAGTTGCGCAGACTACATATTATCTGACAATAGATATAACGTAAGGAATTGTTATGGCGATAAGATCACCTTTATACTGGGATACTGTAAACGGAGACGTAAGAGCGATGACTACAGCGCAGATTACATCTGTTTGTCAACGTGCAGTATATCAATATTCATTAAATCCAACGGTTGAATTGATTTATGCCGCTGGCGCAGGATCTTTAAATTCTATTAATGATACAAGAATGCAAGCGGGCACGGCAACATCAAACATATCTGCATACGCAACCGAAGCGAATACACCTGATATTTCACAAGTAACAGTTACATATGATAACGTTTCTATGTCTACAAATTCACCCATAAGTTATCCAACTAATGCAAACATTAGTTATCCTGTTTACTGGGATTCCACTGCAGGTGAAATCAGAGCTATGACTGAACAAGATATGATTGACACTTTTGTGCATGAAACTATAGATATGTTAGCGTCTGGGAATAATGAAGCAACAACAACTAATAAGGGTGGTTCATACACGGTTAGTACAACTAACTCTTTAGCTGGTGCAACTCTTGTTGATGTGAACCCAATTTATATTGATACTCGTGCGGATGCGGCTGCTTATACTGCCGCCAGCATTCCAGAAAGTTTAGATCAACCCACAACCATAAATAGTTATTACTTACATCAGTGGAACGGAGATGCGTCTGCAGGTGCACTAGTCCCTTTATGTATCGATCAAACCAACGGAGTGACAGACTTATCTACTCCTCCTGATATCGTGTGGGATGATTTCTTATCTGGGTTTGTGAGAACATCAGCTGAAACTTTGCCAGGATATCGAATTGGCTATCAGATAGAAGCTAATACATCTGCAAATTCTTCTATGGTTTTGTGTGGATCTGCTATGACAGATACGAGATTAAACGGAACAAGTGCGGCGGGATATAACACAAGACTAGTAAACGTTGATGACTACAGGACGCAAGAATTTCCAAATGGTGTTCCAATAACAATAAACACATATGGTCTTTATGTATATAAGTTTTAAAATAAACAGGAGTGAATAAAAATGGCAGAATTTAGTGGTAACATCATTGATGTTTTTTTCTTTGATCAAGAAAAAAGTATTATCAATGTAGAGTGGAGAGGACCAGACGGAAAAATCCGTAGATTTTTTGTAAACGTTGACGAAAAAGATTCGAACTATCGTGACCTTGTCGCAGAGGGTTGGGATGAAGAAAAAGTTGAAGAATCAACAAGAGAATATCGTCGTCGTGCACGTAAAGCATTTGAAAAGGAATGCATGTTGATTGCTGAGAGAGAAGGCATCATTGATACAGGTGGTTTCAGTTTCGGAAAGGTATTTGATTTCATTAATCAAAGTCCAGAAGAGATTAGCGCAGAAGAACTTTTCAAATTTAAGATCGAAGCTTTTGACAACAAATTCGTTGTTGAATGTGAGGACACTTCAGTCAAGCGATCTATCCGTCAAGCACAGACTTATAAAGAAGTTATTGATATTGTATTATCTCTTGCAGATCCTGCAGAAGAATCCGAAGAGGTTTCAGAAAGCGAAGAATAGTTATGAAAATTTTTGTTGTGAGGATCGGGAATAAGTATGGTCCCGAATATGAGGAATACTTAGAATCTAAATTAGGTGATGATTATGAACTGATTTGGATTCGAGAACCATACGATCCATCTGTAAAACTTCAATGGAACAAAATGTCTGTGATGAATCTTCCAGACAAAGAACCAGTTTGTGTTATTGATATCGATCTTCTCTTAATCAACGATTACAAGAAAGCGTTTGACTATCCAATTAGACGTGGTCAATTTCTAGCCATGCGAGCATGGTGGAGAGATACACTACACCCAGATTATTCTCTTAACGGTGGTTTTTACAAATACTATCCTGCAGATACAAACTATATCTATGAAAAGTTTATGATGGATGTAGACCATTGGCAAAAGTTGTACATTGCTGCAGGGTTGACAAGTGGTCCAGTCAATGGAGAACAGTATTTTGTAGAAGATGCAGTAAAAGAAAAGTTGGAACTTACATTCTTACCGAACGCTTGGCAGTGTAGATGGTTAAGTGATAATGAACTTTCGCCTCAAATTTATTCTCAGTGGCAAAAACATTTCAACGCAAAGTATACACATGCTACTGGAAATGAATATTGTTGGTTTGGCGAGTTTCACGAAGATATTAAACTCGTGCACTTCACTCACGAGAATAATCTTCCCCATACTTGGAAATATTGGAAACAGTATACTAAATGATGAGAGTTATATGCGTTCGTACTGGAACAAAATATGACAAGTGGTACGAAGATAATTTGAAACACATGGTGGACAATTACTCTGGTCTTGAATACGACGAGTTTGTTTGTATTAAAGATGACATATATGATGATGCATATGGTGTCTTCAATAAGTTTCAAATGTTTGATAAATATAAAGATGGTCAAAACATTTATTTTGATTTGGACGTTGTAATCAAAGGAGATTGCAATCATTTTTTGAGAGATGAGTTTACAGTATGTCACGCTCATTGGCGTGAACCATTTCATACTCCCCTAAATTCTTCTATCATCTCTTGGAAAGGTGATGCATCTCATGTCACGGAGACGTTTCATGAGGAAGAAGACTATTGTTTGTTGTGGTATAGAAGAGGTATAGATCAATATATCTACGAAAATACAACATTCAATATGTACATGAAGGAAGATGGATTTGTGTCTTATTCAACAGTTCCCTATGAAACGGATGTGCCTGTATACTTGTTCAATCAGAACTATAAAGAATTAAAACGTAATAAAGCTTGGTTTTCGAAATACTTATTGGAAAGAACGTGAATGATTAACATTGTTGTGACAAGTAAACCAGTAGATGGTCTACTACTATACAGTTATGAATACTGTGATCTTTTAAATAAGGCAGGTATACAAGCACGTGTGGTTGTTGTTTGTCATAGACATTATAAACCCAAAGACTATTTAAGAGTTATAGAAAGTAAGTATATACATTGTCAACACATCACTTTTGATGATGACTATGAAGATAATATGTTTACTATGGTAATGGGTAGAAGTATGATTACCCAAGCATGGCGCAATTGGAAAGACTATAGAACAGATCAACAATTCACTCTGAGAGATTTGTTTTCAAAAAAACTAATTAGCGTTTACTCTGAAAACCATCCTACACAATATCCCATGGCTTTAGAGTTTTTTAATCCAACAGAAATCGTTGATCTCTGTGACCATGACGTGTATCCAAATGGCGTAGGAATTCATTTTGAAAAGAGAATTAACTTTTCGATTTACAAACCCTTCAAAGAAAATGTGCAGTTCGAATATTTGTTTTTAGGTACAAATGAGAGGTATTATAAAACTGCATCGTTATTTTTACCAGAATATCAGGATCACGGCATCATTACATATGATGCAGATTGGGTAAATCCTATGTTCAACAATATCTTTGTCCCAGTAGATGATTTCTTGGGCATCTTTAATACATATGTCTACACTAAGGATCATGTTGATCCTGCACCAAGAATTATTCAAGAGTGCAAACGGTATAATAAAAAAATGATCTACGAAAGAGAACTTGATGTTGTTGATGGTGGATCTGTATACTGGGAAAGAGATATTGAAGAACCTAAAATCGATCCTATCTTAAAGGCGATGAAAAAGATGATGAAAATTCAACCAAGATGTCTGTCCTTTTTGTTCTCAGAAAGTTCACCTTACATGGATATTAGCAAAGGTGCAGCATATACTTCAGATGGATATATGTTACCTTGTTGTTGGTTAGATGATCCACCTGTGTATCGATATATAAAAGCTTGTGGTTTAAAAGATCCAGAACTCGCAGTTGCAAACAACAAGTGTCTTGAAGATATTTACACTTCAGAACAGTGGGAGAATTTTTTTCAGACACTACTTTATCAACCTGATTGTGCACCTTATATGTGTAAGAAAAAATGTGGGTTTGATGTTGATACAGATGAACTTAGAAAAGAAGAGAAATACGAAGTAGAGTATCAATTAAATGAAACAAATAAGTAAACTATATGCTGAAATGCAGAGAAGAAGTCGTCCAAATATAGACGCTTCTCACAGATGCATATTTCGATGTCCACAATGTATTAGACAAAAGACTACGAGCCAAGAACAAATTCGTAGATCTTTTGACTTGGAACCAGAACAGTTTCAAAAAATTCTAGACTATTACGATTATAGTATTACATTCTGTGGTCAGATTTCAGATCCGATATATCACAAAGACTTTCTAAGTCTTCTAAAAATGTGTGACGGACAAGGGAAATCTGTGCGTATTGCAACTGTCGGTAGTGGTAAAAGTGATGCGTGGTGGGAAGAAGCTTATAGTTATGGTGTTGGAGAAAACGCATGGTACTTTGGTGTTGACGGTATTGATGAGAAAAGTGAATGGTATCGCATAGGTTCTAAGTTCGAAGATCAGTGGAAACGTATGAAAGAAGGTAGAGACAAAGGACACTGCATTGTTTGGCAGTATATTGTCTTTGGATACAATGAACATGAGATTGATGAAGCGATTGAAATTGCAAAGAAAGAAGACTTTGCATTATTGTTAGTAAACACAAACAGAGGATTTCGTCCAGACAACCCTTTATTGAGAGACAACGTTGATTTTAAATTAAAATCTCCTAGTAGAGCAATGACACAACTTAGAGTCAAAAAAGAATGGTTTGCACACAGAACAGAAGCGCTTGCAAACTGGCATCGTCTCCCAAGAAAAAAGTGGATGGACGAAGAACTTCAAAGGTTTGAAAATAAAAGTAGGTGAGTTAGATGTCAGAATATGATGATAATCAAAAAGAACCAGCTCCACCAAAAGTAGGACCACATGGTACGGACATATTTAAAGGTGGTCCTAGTGTCAAATACATTGGCGGTGGTAAAATTGATACTAGTGAATGGTTCAATACAAAACACGTTTTGATAGATGGTGAGGAAGAGATCCGAATTGATGTTGGAGAACTAGAAAAACAAATTAAGGATCAGGATATTTGGTTCTGTGCTGCACCCTTTCAAATGTTCTATACATCAACGAAAGGTGAACTCGCACCTTGCTCTTGGGCAGATGAGGCACTTGCACCCAATATCAGGAAAATGGGAATCAAAGAATATTTCCAACACGATGAAACACTTAACAGGATGCGATTGGAAATGATTACGCCTGGATCTGATTTGCATACATGTAAATGGATGTGTGCAAACTGTAGAGTTCAGGAAGCGACATATGGTAGATCAAGAAGACAAGCTTCTATGAAAATTCAGACTAACGATCCTGGCATCTGGCCAGGCATTGCAGACTCTGTAAGGAAGTTCAAAGAAACAGGCATTGGTGATATTTCAAACAGAATTTTTGAAATGCAGGTCAAAGCATTTGGAAACAAATGTAATCTAGATTGTTACATGTGCATTCCGTTTGATTCTAGTACAAGATTAAACACTATGCGAAAAGAAGATTTCGCTGATGATGAAATCTTTCATGATTCTATGAAATTTGATATTGAGGTTCTTAAAGACGAACCTTTAGAAAGGATCATTGAAGAGATTGCAGATCTTGCACCATACATCTACAATCTAAAACTTATTGGTGGCGAACCACTTGTCATGAAGAACTTCTTCAAACTTCTTCAGGCTATTGTAGACACTGGACATGCAAAAAATATGATGGTGAAATATCAGACTAACATGGCAAGTTTTGATATCGCTAGATCTGAAAGACTTATGGAAATGATCCCAGAGTTTAGACATTTCGAATTCACTGTCTCCCTTGATGGGATTGGAAAATACAATGATTATATCAGACGTAGATCTAATTTTGATGAGATTGTGAACAACATTGATACTGTGTTAAAATTTAAAAATGTGTCAGTGAATGTAAACGGAACAATTAGTTTTCTTAGTGTTCTGAGGTTCTATGAACTAATTGATTGGGTTAAAGAAAACAAAGAAAAATTTCAAATGTTCAATTGGTCTAATATTCGTGGTCCTGCAAAGTTGTGCGCTAACGTTTTACCAAAACCAATTAAAGAATCACTCATACCAAAGTATGAGGGGTTCCCAGATATCCAAAATGTATTGAAAGAAAGTAATCATGGTCATGACTATCAAGAAACCTTTAGATATCTGTTAAAGATGGATAGAAACTACTCAAAAACTAAATGGGCAGCGAACCTATTTGATGTGTATCCTGAGTTGAAAGAATATTATATTGGCGACGACTTACACAAAAAGTTGGATGAACAGGGGCTATTATAAATATGACAAAATCCCAAACAAAGAAAAAACCAGTAATACGAAATGTATTAGTACTCATTCATTTTGAGGGAAAGCCCTCTTTGACTGACGAGTATTCCGAAGAATTGCGTTGGAGTACATTAAGAGAACTTTTGAAAAAATCTAAGAAGAGGATGCTGATAATATCTGACCATCCTAGATTTGTGAATAATAAAATGAATGAACTAAGAAATATGGTTGTGGAATCTAACAAACATTCTTGGTTGGATATAGATCCAATCAAATATGAAAATATTAATCATATTGAAATGGAAATGTATAACAAAAGAATAATTGCAAAGAACGTAATCTTTGGTGGGACAAACACAGGCGGTTGTCTTTGTGAATCATTGCCGTATTCTGCACTTAAATGGGCTAAAGAGGGTCATAATGTAAAGATACTGCTTCCCATGTGTACTGACTATGAACAGCCAGGCGCTACAGCGATAGAAAGAAATAATAATGCATTGGCACAATTTTGGATGAAAGCAAAAGAGTGGGATGTAGTAGAAAATATAGACTTTATTACAGACATAAACCTTCTTAACGATTAGGAAAAAAAATGAAAATTACGCATGGAAATCAAACAATCAATCTTTTTAAAGATAAGATTCCTAAACTATGTCCGATATCAATTTCTGGTGGATGCGACTCTGCAAGTCTTTTGTTTTTGGTTTCGAAATATTTTCCTGAAGTAGAGTTGATGCCATATACCTGTCGAGATCAAAACGCACCACTAGATGCAGTGGCTGCGCAAAAGATCGTTGCATATATCAAAAATAGATTTCCAGAGAATAGAATACGTGACATCGAAGTTCATGACTTTAATGATAAGACAGAAGCATTTCTACCAGATGCAGAACTCATGGACATTATGTCGGTGAACGAAACTTTCAAACAAATGAGTAAAAGAAAGGTTTCCAAAATCGTTCAAGTAGATAGAATTTCTTGGATGATGATGGACCGTGCGTTGTCAGAATATCCTGATGCAATTCGTCTTGACGGTATGACAAGAAATCCACCAACCTCTGAAATGATAAAACATGATTTCAACGTAAAAGCGGAGAGACGGAGAGATCAAGAAAATGAACATGTTGAAGAATATAGAATTGGTCAAAGATGGAGACCATTTTCTATTTACCAACCATATTGTAATGTAGATAAGAAATTTGTTGCGGGCGTCTTTCTTGATCACGATTTGATGGAAGACTACTTCCCACTGACTAGATCTTGTGTTGGTACTTCGCCTGTGTTGACAAAAAACTTCACACAAGAATGTAAACAGTGTTTTTGGTGTCATGAAAAAGCTTGGGCGTTTGACACACCTGTAGAAGAACTTCCAGTTAAATATAATCGACTCCCTGAATACATGTTAAAAGGTGGACCAGGCGATAAGAATGAGCCTGGCAATATTAGTACGGCAGAGTGGTGGAAGAACCTAGACGAGAAGGGTGAGATCGAAGCAAGAAAAGACGACTCTATTGTTCAACTTGCAAAAGCAAAAGAAATCTTTTTCTGTACTATTCCATTCACTCAGATTTATGCTGAAATCAATGGTCAATATCAAGCGTGTTGTTTTGGTGCACAGAGTGGTGTACATGTTCAAGATATGGGTCTTGTGGACTGGATGGAAAACAGTGATTACATGAACAATATCCGTAAGGAAATGACTACGCCTGGATCTGATCTGTCGTATGTCAAGAAAACATGTAAAAGATGTTATGAAGATGAAGAAAGATATGGTAGATCTAGAAGAACCAACTGTATGAAAATCCACACGAACGATCCACTGTTCTGGAATAAAATCAACAGTAAGGTGGAGAAGTATCGGGCGACTGGTAAATTTAAGATTAAAAACTCTCACTATGCAGACAAATCATTCCACACACCTAGTGAAAGAATATTTGAAGTTCAGTTGAAGATTTACGGATCTGAGTGTAACCTTGCCTGTCATATGTGTGACTACTCTAACTCGACTACACGTATGAAAGAACTAGAAAAAGGAATGGTTACAAGGGGTGTATGGCCACAGTATGCAGAAGGATCCAATACTAAAGATGCACAACTGGCCGCTGTATTAGCGGACAAGACGAAAGGTACTATTGAACAGATTATTGAACTCGCACCATATATTAAGAGTATTAAAATTATTGGCGGCGAACCTTTGATTATGAAGAAACAGTACGAGATGTTGGATACTCTTGTTGATACTGGACATGCTCCAAGAATTTCTTTGAAGTATCAGACAAACCTAACAGAAACAAAAGCTGGGAAACACAATCTGTTAAACTACATTCCTTTGTTTAATGACGTTGCGGTGGTTGCATCTGTTGATGGTATTGGTCCTGTCATCGAATATATGAGAAGAAAAACAGATTGGCAAAAAGTTCTTAAAAATGTAGAACTATGTTCTGCATATGACAATGCAGTCGTTGACTTCAATGGATTGGTGTCGTTCTTAAGTGTTATGAGATTTCACGAACTCATTGATTGGTGTAAAGAACATCCAGTGATTGATCAACTTAACTGGGCGATGTTGGAAAACCCAAAAGCGCTGAGGACGAACAATCTACCAGAACCAATCAAAGAAAAACTTATTCCTTTGTATGAAGAATGGCCAGATATTCAAGCAGCGTTAAGAAAACCTGCAGAACCAGATGTTGACATCCAAGATGTTTTTGAGTAT